CATTATTAACGAGAATAGTAATACAATTACTCTTGGCGCTAGTGGTGATACTGTTACTCTTGCATCAGGCGCATCTCAATCTGGTTTTGGTAGAGAGGGATCAGTTGATTGGCAGACAGGATCTATTAAAACAGGAAATTTTACAGCAGCTAATGGTGAGGGTTATTTTATAAATTCAAGCGGTAGTATAACAATGAGTTTACCAGCTGGATCACCTGGAGCAATTGTTGCCGTAGCAGATTATGCAAGAAATTTTGCAACACATAATTTTATAATAAGTCCTAATGGTTCAGAAAAAATTGGTGGAACTAACGCAAATTTAACTTTAAGTGTAAATGGACAAACTACAACTTTAGTTTATGTAGATTCTACTAAAGGTTGGATTAATGTTCAAAATGCTGAAGATACAGCAACAGGATTAGCTTTCATATCAGCAACTGGTGGATCAGTAACCACAGTAAATTGTGGTGCTTGTAAAGTACACACATTTACAGGTCCAGGAACTTTCTGTGTTTCAAGCATAGCATCTTGCGCAAGTAATAATCAAGTTTCTTATATAGTTGTTGCAGGTGGTGGAGGATCTCATTCTGACAACTCAGGTGGTGGAGGAGGTGGAGGATTTAGAGAAGATAAAAGTCCTGTCACTCCATACACAGCTAGTCCATTAGAAGGAGCAGGAGCAATAACAGTTACAGCAACAGGTTTTCCAATTACAGTTGGAGGAGGTGGTGCAGCAACCCCAACTCCAGGAGCTAACAATGGTGATGGTTCACCTTCAATCTTTTCAACAATTACAGCAGCAGGAGGTGGTGCAGGTGAATGTCAACAAGTTCAGGGTAGAGCAGGTGGATCAGGTGGTGGTGGAGGCGGTAGAGGCTCATGTGGTGGAAGTGGAGGTGCAGGTAACACACCTTCAGTCAGCCCTCCACAAGGACAACCAGGTAGTGGTTCACAACCGAATGGTGGAGGTGGTGGTGGTGGCGGTGCAGGTGCAACAGGGGGTGCAGGACCACCTTCAGGTGGTGGAAATGGTGGAAATGGTGTTGCAAGTGAAATTACAGCAAGTCCAGTAACTTACTCTGGCGGTGGAGGCGGTGGTGGTGGTCAACCTGGTGGTCAACCAGGAGGCTCTGCTGGCACTGGTGGTGCAGGAGCTGGAGCTCCAGGAACAGGCTCAGGAACAAACGGAACAGCTAATACAGGTGGTGGTGCTGGTGGCGGTGGACAAGGTGCTCCTGCTGGTGGTACTGGCGGTTCAGGTGTGGTAATAATAAGGTATAAAATTGGATAGTTGAACAGTAATTAAAACTAATATATAAGGAGAAACATTATGGCACATTTTGCAAAACTAGGAGTTAACGGAAAAGTTATCCAAGTGTTAACTATGGATAATGATAAGATGTTAAACGCTGATGGCGTTGAAGATGAAACAGTAGGTCAACAATATTTAGAACATCACAACAATTGGCCTGCACAAATGTGGATTCAAACATCTTACAATACACAGGGTAATAAACATAATTCAGGTGATGACTCAAAAGCATTTAGAGGAAATTACGCAGGTATAGGTTATACTTGGGATGAAGATAATCAAATTTTTTGGCCTGTAAAACCTTATCCATCTTGGACAAAAAATACTACAACTGCAAAGTGGGACTGCCCAGCTGGTGATCCCCCTGCATTAACTGCAGAACAAACTTCACAAAATGAAGCTGGTACTCATGGGTGGGCTTATAATTGGAATGAAGAAGGCCAGTCTTGGGACTTGACAGACGTTTTAGCATAAATTACAAAGGTATGTGGTATGCAAAAGAAAGTATTATCTGAACAATCATTATATTACGGTAATATAGCAATGCCTAAAGGTTGGGACATTGATCGTGAGAAGTTATCAGAGGATATACTAAAATCACAAATAACAGACTCACCTCTTCCATTTTCAAGAACTTTCGATATGTTGAACACATATTTAAGAGAACATATAAATGTAGAATATGGTTTTACTTTAATTAATAAAGAAACGTGGGGTAATACTTATAAACCTCAAGAACTTTCAATTCCATTATTGAATATAGATCCTGTAGATTTACGTAATTCACCAGATTTTACATTGCTATATGGAGTTAAAGTTGATAACTGTTCTGTTAGAATTCATTATGATGATAACAGACGTAAAGGTAGAAGTTGGGATATATCACTGACGAATAATAAATTTATAATGTTCCCATCCAATAACATGTATTATTTAACTAATAATCAAACTAATAGTTTAAATTTTGTACAAACAATAACTTATGAATTTATCTAATTATTATTGGTATTTTAGTGGTGTGCTTACACCTAGATTTTGTGATGATGTAATTGAGTATGCTAATTCACAAAAAGAAGTAATGGCTAGAACAGGTGGCTATGGTGATAAAAAATTAAATAAACAAGAAGTATTAGATTTAAAAAGAAAAAGAAACTCTGATTTAGTATGGCTTAATGATACTTGGATATATAAAGAATTACATCCATACGTTCATGAAGCAAATAGAAGTGCTGGTTGGAATTTTGACTGGGACAGAAGTGAGTCTTGTCAATTTACAAAATATAAATTAAATCAATACTATGATTGGCATTGTGATAGTTGGGATAAACCTTATGAAAAAAAAGGACCAGATCATGGTAAAATTAGAAAACTATCTATGACCTGTCAATTAACAGATGGTTCAGAATATCAAGGTGGTGAATTAGAGTTTGATTTTAGAAACTATGACCCGCACATGCGAGATGAATCAAAACATAGGATACAATGTAAAGAGATACTACCCAAAGGATCTATTATTATATTTCCTAGTTTTGTGTGGCATAGAGTTAAACCAGTAACATCAGGGACAAGATATAGTCTTGTAGTTTGGCATTTAGGGAGGCCTTTTAGATAATGTTTATAAATCATTATTTTCCAACTACGATATGGAGTGAAGAAAAACCAGAGTTTGTAAAGTCTTTAAACAAAGCTTCTAATAAATATATTATGGAAGCTAAAAAAAGAAATAAAGACTATATAAAAAAATATGGTGATTTTGGAACAGCACATCACTCAACATCATTAACACAAGATAATGATTTTTTAGATTTTAGAAATTATGTAGGTCAAAAATCTTGGGAATATTTAGATCATCAAGGTTATGATATGTCACAATATAACACTATGTTTAGTGAACTATGGGTGCAAGAGTTTGCTAAAAAAGGTGGTGGTCATCACTCTGCGCACATACATTGGAATCAACACGTATCAGGTTTTTATTTTTTAAAATGTAGTGATAAAACATCATACCCAATATTTCACGAACCAAAAACTGGTGCAAGATCTACTAAATTAAAAATGAAACCAAATTTAAAAGGTGTGTGGCCAGGTTCAGAACTTATTCATTTTAAACCTACACCAGGTACATTAATTATATTTCCAGGCTATATAGAACATGAGTTTGCGGTAGATCATGGTAAAGAACCATTTAGATTTATACACTGGAATATACAAGCAGTCCCCCTAGGAATGGCTAAACAATGAGTTTCAAAAAAAATAAATATACAGTTATTCGTCAAGCAATATCCAAAGACCTTGCAGCTTTTGTTGCAAACTATTTTTGTATGCAAAAGCAAGTATATGATACTTGTAAAGCCGCTAGATACTTTTCACCTTTTGAAAGTATATTAGGGTATTATGAAGAGCCAAATGGTCAAATACCAAATACATATTCTGCCTACGGTAATATTGCTATGGAAACTTTATTACTAAAATGTCAACCAGGTATGGAAAAAGCAACAGGATTAAAATTATATCCAGCCTATACTTACGCCAGAATTTATAAAAAAGGAGATGAACTTAAAAGACATAAAGATAGATTTAGTTGTGAGATATCAACCACAATGAATCTTGGAGGTGATGATTGGCCTATATATTTAAGTCCAAATGAAAATGTAGGTGCGCCAGATGGTAAAAATATTACAGCAGCTAGTAAAGCAAAAGGAGTTAAAGTCGATTTAAAACCTGGTGATATGTTAGTTTATAGAGGGGTAGAATTAGAACATTGGCGAGAAAAATTCAAAGGTAAAGAATGCGTGCAAGTTTTTCTGCATTATAATAATACTAAAACGCCGGGAGCTAAAGATAATATGTTTGACAAACGTCCACATTTAGGACTTCCTTCTTGGTTTAAACGATGATATATTCTTAAATGGAGGCAGGGCACCACCACATACCCCCTGCTTCCTTTTAAGGATATATTATGAGTTTAGGATTTGACGCAATATCGGCATTACCGTTTGCTACTTCACAAGTGGCTGGCGATGTACAAGTAAGTGTAATAAAAAATACACTTACCATCAGCATAGGTAATCCTGCTATTTCAGCAGATTCTATTACAGAAGTTCCTGATCCAAATAGACTTACATTAGGTCTTGGTACATTAACAATTACAGCAGACGCTAACGTATCTCCTACTGGTAGTCAGGTTATCTTAAATACAGGAACAGCAGAGG